CTGTGGTACCCACAGAGTCGGACTACACAACGAACTTAACTACCAAAGTTCATGTCATTGCATAGTCCAAGTCTCCCATTAAAGATTTGCACTTCAAAGATTGTTGTATGAGGTCAACAATCTCCACTAGAGATGGGAGTAGTCTGGGACAGAGCCCAGAGGTTTAGTCTTTGGCTACACATCTTTTGACAGATCCGAAAGGAGTGTCAACAGTAACGATGGTGTAGTCAGGACCATATCTACCACAGAATTTGATAGCTGTAGTAGATAGAGTATTGATAATCATAAACACTGGTAAGATGCCTATGAAAACACCGATGCCAACTGTAAGGAAGGCACGGGTGATAGGTGAAAGGTTATTCATGAGGCTTCTGGACCATCAATCGCTACTTTATTTAAGCAAAGATTTATGCTGTCGTGAAGTTTATAACCTTCATTGTGGATAGCTTTTAGTTTCTGGCTCATCATTTCTATTGGTGCAACCATCCAAATATATTTAGAAGCACCAGTCGAAGGATCAACCATAACTAATTCAGCCATAGTATCTCTACGGCTGTATAGTATGCCATCTCTTTCAGACTTTTGATAGAGGTCTGTGACTCTTTGTAAGCCAGGATCATCAAACATGGTAGTTAAGAATAAAGAACAATGAGGGAGTCCCTCAGTCTGCCTCCGAAGAGACAGAGGGAGAGAATCACAACATCTTATTTCTTCGACAAGAGTTAGATTCGTAGAAGTTAGTCATCTCTTCAAGAAGATCTTTTACAGATGAGAAACCTCCGACTGCAGTGGAGTCTACAGTTTTCCAGTAAGAATTACCCTGAGTATCAATCATTTCTTCTTGGTACTCAAGTATGTGAGCAGGTCGTGTAGGAATGTACATAACTCTGTCACATACGTAATCAACTGGCCAACACCAAGGTTTGATATTAGGCATTAGCCTCTCCATCCATAGAACATCTGCCAATAGTCATTTGGCTTAGTGTTCTCCTTGATGTAGGAGTTTACTGTCTGGTTCGGTCTAGGACCAGCAGTCTCAAGCCTGGTGTATTTGAACTGGGCTTGGGTAGATAATAGTTTTGTGTTAAGCATGGTAGTAATGCATAAAGAACAAAGTAGTCTTTGACCTGACTCTTCAGGACGGGTAGGTCATCTCCCGTCGACTCCCCGAAGGGAGTTTCGTCAAGCTATACAGCTAACTTAGTCTGCTGAACTTTGGCTAGTTCTAACTTTTCTAAGCTCTTCTTACCACGACGGATTGTGGTAGGAATTTGTGTGACTTGTAAACGTAGAGCACTACGTTTCTCACCTTCTGCAGTCTCCCAAACTTCGTTGCGAGGCTCGTAGAAGAGTGATACCAAGTCACCTTGGTTGTACTTTTCAACGATGCTGTCACCTATTCCATTGAAAGCTTGGAATGGGATAGCAGGGTTTTCGTCACTAGCACCTTGTACTTTGATTTTGAACTCGGTGATAGTGAATGGCTTATCGGACTTAGTGTTAGGTCGTCTTTGAGTAATATCAGAAACGATTGTGCCTGTAACTTGGCCGAAGTTGCAAGGTAACATGGAAATTCTCCTGTTAGTAAATGTACAAATGAGGGTGAGTCCCTCAGTCTGCCCTAGATAGAGCAGAGGGAGAGAATCATAAGAACTACTCAGATTCTGGTGGATAGGACTTATCGTCAGGATCTTTTCTAAATTCAACATCCTGAGCTTTCAGCTCCATCTCACCTTCTTCATCAAATTCATATTCATCACTATCTTTGTCGAAGTCAGACATCTCTTGAATATCTGGTTCTTCTACATCTTCTGGTCGTAACCAGTCGGATAGCTTTGTTCTGATACTGTTGAAGGTGGCTTTCGCTTTAGATTTAGTTTCAGGAGGTGCTGATTTATACAATGCAACACCTGTTACTGAAAGGGCGATAAACGTCAGAGGAGGAGTTAGTCTCATAAGAATGTCAAAGATTAGAATTTTCCAAAGCAAACCTCTGTATCGAGATCGCTTTGGAGGAGTTTTAGGAGTGATCATTAGCCGTAGCAGATGAACTGCGATAGTTGGAATACACGCTCGAAGTCTATATGATTAGACAACTCTTTGAAGTGAGCTGAATCAAATATCTTCTTTGCAAGTACAGGATCTTTAATTTCTCCTGCACAGTGAGCATCTGGACTTAGATAGTTCTCATCGAAGTATCCCCATCCAGAGACTCTGAACTTATGAGCTTTCTCAAGCTCTTCATGACCTTCGATATGATTTCTAAACATCTCATACCAGTCATTCTCTGGCCATTTAGTAGCTTCTTTAGCTTCACCTTGATACTGCTCCTCAATATATCTGAGGCGATCAAAGGTGTCATGTGGAACATTGATAAGTTCTGCAAGGCATGCATCGTTATCAGTGTTAGGAAATAAACGTATGCCCATGATTAAATAAGAATTAAGATAAGGAACATAAGAAATTGAAGTTTTAACATGGTAGTTAATGTAAACAACAAAGAGGGTGAAACCCTCAGAGAGCCTATGAAGGCTCTGGGAGAGTGTCAGATTAGACAGATACCTTTGGCATCTTAGGCTCGACATGACGGTAATCAAGACTGTCATAGTCGAAGTAATCTACTGCGTAGCCAACAGGTATGGCATACTCAGGCTGTTCATGGCAACTGCGAACATGCCAATCAAGAGATTTGAATGTGCATTTCACTTGGTAATGGTGTAAAACCATGCCAATGGATACAGGTAACCAACTGGGATGATAGCTGGTTACACAGATATCTTTATAGCCGTTGCCTTTAACACCTCGGCTTTCAAGAGATCCAATAATGGACTCAGGCTCAGGGTTTGTGTGGCGAGAATGTAATTCGTACATGGTAGTTAAAAATAAAGTACACAAAAAAGATTTACTAATTCTGAATACATTGCAACGTAGTCAAAAGGATTTGCAACGCTTATAATAAATACATTGCAAATCACATTTAATTCTTAATTAATAACATCCGATGCAATTACATAAGAATTAAACTTAGTAGCGAAACTAATAATTTCTGTTCTCCACAACCTTTGCCGAATGTATAAGTTACATCCGACGCATCTCCTGAAAGATTCGGGCGGAGAACCCTCTTCTATAGTTAATTTGGAGGGAAATCAGGGGTAAATACACTGATTTATGCAGAATATAAACATTAATTTCACTAAAAATTAATCCCTAATCTGTATGGATATAAACGTAGTCAGGTATGTATATATTCTTTTTTTTTCCTCGCAGACACGCCTGCGTAGGTATTACACCAAGTGTCTCTTCTAATTTTTACCCCAATTTAGGGTTTATAAGGACCTTTTTGGGGGTAAATCGTAGGTTGAGTCCACTTAAAATCAATATATTCAAGACTTTTAACGATAAATGGTCATATCTCCGAATGATTTTTCCCTTTGGTCGAGGTTAACAGGTAACAAGTACCCTTCCACTCCTAAAGAAAGAGCTCAAAAGGGTCCTGAAGTACAGAGATTTATCCAGAATTTAGGTAGAGAAGGGATGCTAGGGGGAAAAGAAGATAAAAAAGAGAAAGAAGATAGTAATTTAGGTAAAAAAATAGCCACTGGAGCATTAATTGCTGGTGGATTAGCTGCTGCAGTAGCTGCTGGAAGAGATGAACGTGTCCAAAATACTATAAAAAATGCTGTTGCTGCCACAAAAACTAAAGCAGATGATTTTTTAAGTAATTTTGCACAAGCAAAGGTTGTCGATGCAGATATTGTTGATGCATATGGTGATGTAACTCCAGATCCTTCAGTACAACAGTCAAATACAGCTCCAACTCAAAAAGCTGAAGTCACAGTAGAAGTAACTCCTGAAAAAGATAGTTTTACACCCCTGGTAGAAGGAAAAACTTCTTTTACAGAAGGATCTATCAGTAAAGAAGATCCTTACGGAGATATTGGTAATGTAGAACAGAGAGTTGACCGTACATATGAAAAATTACTTGGTAATTTAAAACCAGAAGATGCTGCAACAACAAGATCATCCCTAATAAGAGATGCAAAAAGAGCCAGAGATTATGAACTTGGCTATATGAATGCTAAAGCAAGAGGAAGAACTGATGAACAAGCAGCAATAACAGGACGTAAATTTGCTGGTTATGATTTAGAACCTGCTGTAAAACCACAAACTCCATACAGAAAAGCTATTAGTGGATTAAAAATAGCTTCACAGGTACCAGCACAGGTAGATGAGCTTATAAATCTTGTAAAAACCGGACCAAAAATAGTATTACCCGAAAGTGTTCAAGAACCTGGTGCTTTAGTACAACTTGGCACTGGAAATACTACAAATGTAATTCCTACCAGTGCAGGAGAAGTTGGTGGATCTACATTGACAGATCAACATCTTACAAAAATGGAAGTTGATAATGTTTTAGATGATGCAAGAAATATACTTCAAGGTGAACAAAAATTATTACCAGGAAAACCAGAAGTAGGGGATGTAAGTGGTCCTGTAAAAATAACAGGAATTACAACCACAGGTCAACGAAGAACTGGAGGAGGTATAGAAACAGCTCCTACAACACCAGTCGGAAAATTAAAAGAAAGAAATCCATCTTTAGCAGTTACAAAATTAGCAAGAGTAGAACCTAAAGAAGATATATTTGCTCCTGCCAGTGATATCGCAACTCGTGAAGAAACTAAGGGACAAATGTTACAGCAAGGACAGAATGTAAGAGAGTTTATTGAAGATGAATTTTCTGAAGGTCCAGTAGCTAGTGGAACAGTAATGCCTGAAAAATTTAGTACAGGAGAGCCACTAAAAGATGATATGGAATCAAGAATAAATAATTTACGTTTAGAAAATTTAGAAAATTTAATGTCTGGTAATCTCAGTCCACAACAAGAATCAGTTCTTGGTAAAAGATTAAAATCTGGATTGATATATAAAAATAGTCCTAGATTAGCTCGTATGCATGCTGAACAATTAACAGCAGCAATGATAGGAGATAGAGCAGCTGATTTTGGACCTGAATTTACTAAACTAAAACAGAACTTAGAACTGGGTGCTGATTTTGATGAAATCATGAAAGATCCAAGTAAAAAAACTGTAAGAATTGGTGGTGAAGATATTGATAGATCAGAGATTGAAAGACCAGCTGCATTTAGTAAAACTGCAAAAACATTAGATGAAAGAATACAACAACAAAAAGATTTTAGAGGAGAAGTAAAATTAGAAGCTATGTCTAATATGCGAGCAATTGCTAGAAGAGGACAAGCACTAAAAGATTTACAAAACAGTTTAAAAGCAGATGGTAATACTTCAGGGGTAGAACGTGTTGAAATTGAGTTAAATAAATTACGTGGTAGCTATCAAAAAGAAAAAGCTAGAATCCCTGGTATTACAAGAAAAACAGAAGCAAATATAAGGAATTTATCAGTTCCTAGAACTTTACAAAGTCTTATAGGTAAAGAAAGTGGTACAGGTTACAAAGTAGATGTACAACAGAGAGATGATTTAACAACAGGTGGATTTAATAGATTAGATCCTCAACTTGAAGTTAAAGTTATTCCAGATGTTGAAAGAAAAATAGAAACTAAAAGAGAAATAGATACTGGTGGATTTGATATGCCAGAAGAGGTAGAAACTGGAAGAAAAGGTGGATTTTCTTTAGAACAACCTGGCACCAAACTTATAAAAGATAGAGAAGGAGATTTTACAGAAGTTACTGTTGGAGATATGACAGCAGGATCTAAACCTACTGGCATAGCTGGTGAGATTCAAGATATTTATAGAACAGGAGATCCAACCACAATTAAACAACGTGTTGACGATTTTTTAAATCAAAAAGATCCTACAGGAGAACTTAGACAGACTGCAGCAGAACAACAAGAATTAGCTATAAAGAAAGATGCAACTAGACCACTAAATGTGATAGTAGCTGGAGGTAGAAATTATTCTGATTACAAAACTGTAAAGGCTAAATTAGATGACTTCAGATCAACTTTAAAACCTGGCAGAGAAATAAATATTATTTCTGGAGGAGCTACAGGGGCTGATAGTTTAGGAGAACGCTATGCTAAAGAAAACAATTTAGATATACGAAGATTCTCAGCAGATTGGAACCAGCATGGAAAAGCAGCTGGTCCAATACGTAATGAACAAATGGCTGCAGAAGGAGATGTTTTAATTAGTTTCCCTGGTGGAACTGGAACTAAAAATATGATTAAAAATATGAGAAGTAGGGGCAAAAGAGTTATTGGTGGTATTCCTGTACCAAAACCAGATGCATCAGAATCAACAGGTGCTTCAGGTATATCAAGTGAAGAAGGTGTAGGAAGAGCTTTAGATGTAAATGCGATAATAGCAAGAAGAATAGCAGAAAGAAGAAAACAACAGGGGGGTTAGAATTAAACTCAAGAACATAGAACAATGACTAAATTTTTATTACCAATTGCAATCAACGTCATAAACAAAGCTGTTGATAAAATTCCAGAAGATCTAGATGAACTACTAAAGAAGTTTGTGGTATCAATCTTAAAAAAAGCTGCAGCTAAAAGTGGTAACAAAGTAGATGACCTACTAGTTGCACAGTTAGAAAAAGCTTTATTTGAATAAGGCTACTGCTAAAATAGTTTTATCCAATGGCTGATAAATGGATTAAAGATGCTATCAAACGCCCTGGTGCTTTTACTAAAAAAGCAGAAGCAAGAGGGATGGATGTAAAAGAGTTTGCATCAAAGGTAACATCTAATCCAGATAAGTATGATACTCGTACAGTTCGCCAAGCTAACTTAGCTAAAACCCTAAGTAAATTACGTAAACGTAAAAAGAAATAACCATGTCAGTATTTGATTACAAATTAAATCGTAGGCAACAGCTGGTTAAGAAGGGTGAAATGATAGATAATAATATTGATTTCTCTGGCAGAACTAATACAGACTTTACAAATAAGTTTGTAGCAAAGATGCGAGATACAAACAATCTTTATACTAGAGAATCACCTGGACAGTTTGATGATCAAAAAGCAGAGGTTGTCAGAAAGAATTTAATCACACAAGCAGATGACAGGGGTCAGTTTAATGATCCCGGTCAACAAGTTAGATCAGATGCTTTCTTAGCTAAGTTTAGAAATTCAGTATTAGTCAACGAAGAGGAGAAGCCTAGCAGACAAGGTATCTTACAATATATGCAAGGCAATCCAAAAGATCCACCAGTTAACGGACAGTTCCCAACAGACGGAGTAAAAACAACATGATTAATCAGGCAACGATTAAAGCAGGAGTAGAAGCAGCTAAGAAAGGAATACCAATGGCTGGTCAGAAGCTTGCTGATTTCTTCTCTAAAGAAGGAATGAAACAAGCTACTCAACAAGCAGGGAATATAGGAAAACAGGTTGGTCAATATGTTAAATCTACAGGTAAAGATCTAATTGCGAACAGAGCTGAACTAGCTTCCGCATTAGGTGATGATCTAACAGCTGTAGGAAAAGGAATAATGAAAGGACCTGAAGCTATAAAAGGAGGAGCAAAGGTAGTAGGAGATGCAGCTAGTAAAGCAGCAGGGAGAGTAGGAGAAGCTGCAGTTGGTGTAGGAGCAAAAGTAGGAGGAGAAGCTGGTGCTCAGGGAGTAAGGAATGTAGGTAAAATGGTAAGCAGTCCTTATGGTGTAGCTACAGGAATTGGTGTAGCAGCAGAACAGGTGGTACCTCGTATCATGGGTCAACAACCAAGATCAGGTTTAGGAGAAAGTATATTACGTCAGGGAGTTAGTCAGGGAATTGGTATGCCAGTAACTGCTGGTTTAGCAGCTGGTGGAGTTAAACCAATGATTGCTACATTTGCAGGACAGGTAGCTGGTCAGGTAGCTGGACAAAAAGCAACTGATGCATTTCTCCCTGGTAGACAAGCTTATCCTGTAGAGTTTGGTGAAGGACCAACTACTCCTACTGGTGCGACTAAACACACAATGGAACCTGAGTACAATGAAGTTGTAAGACCTTCAACTAGAGATCTCTCTAATGTACAGGCACAGGAAGCATTATCAGAAAGAGATAAGTATGAATATAGATTAAAGATGGCTCAGATAGAAAAAATGCCCAGTACGGTAATGCATATGAGTCCTGATTCAAATAATCAAACTTTAGCCAGTCTTGCACAAAGCATGATGAGACAAGCTAGTTACTAGATGAATGGCAGAAATTCGTAACCCTTTCTCGAATAGTTTAGAATTTCTAAAGAAGTTTAAAGAACCTATTCAAGATGCTGTTGATAAAAGTAAAAATGTTCCTACAAGAATTAAAGAAGGTTTAAAAGAGGCAACAGAAAGTGCTGGTGATTCTTTAAGAGCAACAGGTGACATATTAAATAGAAATCTGTATCAAAGTAGATATGGTACTCAGATGTATGGAGCAAGAATGTCTCCAGATGCAAGAGAGTTTCAAGCAGAATTAAGAAAGGATGCAGTTGATCGAATTCGTTATTCTTTTGATAAAGATTCAGGTACTAACCCATTAAAAGAAACAGCACGGGTAGTTAAAGAAAATATACCTACTGGAGAAAAGATAGTATCTGATGCACTAGGGAATGCTGTATTTACAAAACAGGCTCAATTAAATTTTAATAAATATACAAACCCACATCGAATAGCAAGTGATGCAGGTGTAGCTGCCAGTAAGGTTACAGGGTTAGAAAGTCCAGTGGCTATGGCTGCTGTAGCTGCTGGTGTACCTTTGTTATATGCAACACTATCAGGACAATTAGGATCACCATTAGATGGATTTAGACCAAAAGGTTATAAGGCTGTAGCACCAAAATCTAAAGATGAAGATCCTACGGGTAGAACACCAAGAAATATAGTAGAAGAAGGAGCACTTAGAACATTTGCATTTCAGAGAAGTCAGATGTTACCTTTTAGAGAATTTATAAAAGAACGTCCTGATGTAATGCCATCAACTATTGCTGACTATAGACGCTATGTAAATCGCAAACCAGAAGCAGGTAAGAGAATAGATATAGATCCAGAGAAACAAACATTCACTGCATTTGGTGGACTTGTAAAAGGAACAGCTCGTGGATTGAATGATCCAGAGATCAGAGTAAAAGGTATGCCTATAACTGCTAGTTCAGTACTTGGTATTGGTGCTGGTATAGCAACTATAAAAGCTGCTAAAGATAAATTAGATCCTAGAGGTCTTGGAATCAGTAATATGCAACCTGTTTATGGTTCTGATATAACACCAGATACAAGTGGAGGTACTGGACTTAAAACTCATGCAGAAATAAAACCTGAGTTTGATATACGTGGTAAACCAATGCAACAAGGTCCTCAACAGAATATTCCATTTAATAGAAGAGAAAAAGGAGTAGAAAGAGTTGTTGGATATATTCCTAAAGTTGGAACTAAAGGTATGGTTGATGATAGTGGAGCACCTGTATACTATGCTCCTAGACCAGGGGAAGATACTAAAATTAGAATGCCAAATGTTAAGTTGCAGGATAAGTTAAGAGATTTAAGAGCAGAAAGAAGAGATATTGATCGGGCTATAAAAAATGTTGATCAAGCAGGTGATCAATTGAATATCCCTGGAATGTCTGGTCTTGGTGACAGTAGAAGTGATAGACAATATTTTGCAGATAAAAAAGTAGAAGTACAAAAAGAAATAGATGCAACAGTTGATGCAACGAAATCATTTGCCACAAGAAATCTTGGTAAAGCAGGAGCTAAGTTCCAAGATGTATTTGCAAGAAGACCAGATCTAAAAGAACCAGCTATACTTCTTGGTGGTACATTGGCTGCTCTTGGTACTGCTGCTGTAGCTAAAAAGTTGTTCCAGAAAGCTGAACAAGAACGAATCAAGAAAGAAGACCCCTTACAATATAAGAAGTACAAACGTGGTGACTACACAAAAGAGCAATGAGTGCATTAGGTAATTTACCATCTAATTATAAAGAAACAGAAGCTAGAGCTTTTAAAGAAGCTGATGACTATAGAAAAAGCACTAGACCAAAAAGAGGTTCTGGTATCTTTGACGCTATTAATGAGAATTTAAGACGTAAAGATGAGATAAGTTATGGAGCTCAAGAACAAAGAAAGACAGCTAAAGAGTTAGCAGAAAGTTATAAGAGAGGTAGTACAAAGATATCTGATGATGCAACTGTAGTAGAAGGTTATCAAGATCAGGGATTCACCTTGCCAGGTCAACAAGGTAGATCATTCGGTGGATTGATCGGAACTGTAGGTGGAGCTCTTGTTGGAAGTGCCTTTGGTAATCCAATGATGGGAGCCAACATAGGAAGTAAAGTAGGAAGCTACTTCTAAGTTTGCTGCCTATAAAATATTAATCAAAGGAGTTAATTAAAAGAAATGCCCGTACAGTTATTACCATTAATAGGAGCAGGATTAGGAGGTGCTTTTGTAACTGATCAGTTTAAGAAAGCTGGTGAAAGAAAAGAAATCAAAAAATTATTACAACAACAAAAGATGGCTGAAAATATGTTGGGATCTCCTACAGGTGGTTTTGCAGGAGGAACAGGCTTTGGTCCTAATATGGTATTTAACCCTCTTGGTAGTTATCAGAACATTCTTAGATATCAGACTCAAATGGGTGATCAGCAAAGAGATCAGATGGTTAAGAACTTGTTAGCAGTAGAACCAATAACAGATAGAGCAAAGTCAAGAGACTTCGAGCGTAACATGGCAGCTGCTAGATTCCGTACTCAACTTGGTACACAGCAGGGACTAACATTACAAGGTCAGATGGGTGCTCAGAAGTTAGCACAACAGGGAATGCAGGGAGCAACTACAGCATTAGCTTCTAATTATCAGTATCAGTAAACCTCATGTCTAGAACAAGACAGAACAGATTTCGAAATACAGGAGGAGATAGAGTCCAAGATCAGTTTGGATTCTTGATGAATAAGAATTACTCCAACACAGGAGGACGTTCTAGACAATCTAATGTTTCTTCTGCAGATGCTGCTGCAAATCAAGCTAAAGCAAAACAGAATTTAAAGAATTTTATAGGAAACACATTCGGATCTGCCATAGATAGTGTGACATTGGGAGCTACTGATTTTGATAAAAAAGGTGATAGTCCTTTTCAAGCTGGTTTAAAGAATACTCTTTCAGGTGCAGTAGATTCATTTAAAAGAAAAGAGACAGCTGATCCAAATCAAACTCAATTACCAGGTCAAGCATTTAATGAAGATAAATTCTATAGGAATCTTAGAGGAATGCAGGTAACTGATTCTTTATTAAGAGACTATGAGATGGGAAGAGAGAAACAAAGACAGCTAGATATGTTTAGACAGACTATGCCATTAGTTGATATAGCTGCAGAGACTGCTGCACAAAGAAGACTAATGGAAGATAGATCTTCACCAACTAAGATCTCTCAACAGATCCTTAGAGCCAGAACAGGAGAAGCAGCATTAATGGATGCTGTAGCCAGACAAGGTAATACAGCAGTTAACATTGCCACAGCTGGACTTGCACCTAGAGGTAGAGCTGGTGGTAGATAAGAGTTTTTGCACTAAAATTAAATTAATAGATTAGATTTTTGTTATGGGAGGAAGACCACCAGCACCAAGAGTTGAATATATACCTGCTCCACCACCACCTGTCACGGTGTCTACACCGACGCAGTCTTTAAGAACACAGACTGAATTGACTAAGTTAACTGGTGAGCAGACCAGATTAAATATGGAAACTGGTGCCGAGTTAGATCGTATTAATGAAGAGTTCTACACTGGTCAGGATCTGAGAAGATACAGAGCCAGGGGTGCTGAAGAACGTCTACTCTCCGAAACAAAGGGAGAACAGGAAAGAGCAACAACACAGACCAGAGGCCAGGAACAGAGACTCACTGTTGGTAAAACTGGTGAAGAAACCAGAGCAACTAACTTGCAACAGGAGCAGTTCAGACGCTATAAAGAGAATAGAGATTATCAACAGGCACAATCAGCATACAAATCATAACCGACTGGTTAGATACTTTATCTGATAAAGAAAGAGAAACATATCTAGCTTTTTGTAAACAGACCAGTTCACCAATACAGATGTATCTTTATGCTCGTTTTTTAGGGTATAAAGGTTCTATAACTGATTGTGATACATGGTCGAAAAAAGAATTTAAGAAAAGAAACTTTAGCACCATACTTGAGATAGAAATAGATTCTATGCAGGTAGATATATCAAAGCTTAGAGAAGCTATAGATCTTGGAGTGGTAAAACAAGATATGGGAGCTGCTCGTATATCCATGCTTCAAAAAGAATTACGAGCCCACATAAAACAACTTGCAGATGAAAAACATCTTACAGATAGACAGGGATTGATATTAGCTGGTGCTGATAGATCATTAAGAGAAATACTTTTAATCTTTAGAGATGATCCTATAGAAGGTCCATTACAGGAAGCATCAATGGGTGTATGGACAAAGATTCTTCAGGAAGAATCATAAGCCTTTATAGGTTAGTCTTAGTACATGGCTGGAACAAGTATCTATTCTGTTTATCGTAGAACTGCCCGTGCAGCTGCTAAACAACAAGTTGTAAAGAAAACATCTTCAGTTGATGTTGAAAAAGCTAGAACAGATTTTGCATACTTCTGTGATGTTGTAGGGGATAAACCTCCTGCAGAACACATGAAACTGTGGCATGAACATTTATATACACATCAAGATAGTGAATGTCTAATTAATATCGCTGGACCAAATGTAGATATACTTGCACCAAGAGGATCAGCTAAATCCACAGTATTAGGTTTATTTACAGCCTGGGCTATTGGTGTACATGCACTTAATCGTAAACCATTAAAGATTTTATATATCTCATATACTGTTGATGTTGCCAGACCAAAGAGTGCAGCAATAAAAAGAATCATTGAAGATAGTAAAATATATCGAGAAATATTTCCTATGGTGAAAATTGCCAAAGGAATAAACTCTAATGAGTATTGGAGTATTGATTGGAAGTTTGCAGGCATAAGATCAACTGGTGAAGAAGAATTTAGTTTATGTTGTGCAGGATTGAAAGGTGCTGTTACATCAAAGCGTTCACATCTATGTATCATTGATGATGCTATAAAATCAGCTGATGATATTAAGAACAGAGACATTCGTGTAGCTATGGAGGATAACTGGAACTCAGTTATTGTTCCAACTATGTTTGAAGGTGGTAGAGCTATATGTCTTGGTACAAGATTTAGACATGATGATATACATCAAACTACTTTTATTCCTGATAATGATTGGATACAGATAATTCAATCAGCAGTAACTGTTGATGAACATGGTGATGAGAAATCATACTGGCCAGAGATGTGGTCACTTGAATATCTTAATGATCGTAGAAGACAGTCACCAATAAGTTTCAGTTTCCAATATCAGAATCAAGTTGTTAGAACAAGTGATATGTCTGTTTCACCTGATCTAATTATTAAAGGTCAGATACCAACACAGTTTGATTGTCTAGGTGTTGGTGTTGATTTATCTGCAGGAGTCAGAGAAAGAAATGACTACACAGTTTTTGTTATGGGTGGAAGAGTAGGAGATAAGATTTACATTATTGACTGTAAACGATTAAGAATAATGGGTAATGTAGAAAAGCTGGAAGCCATAATGGAAATGATGATGGAATGGGGAATAGTTCATAAAGACCAAGATAAATACTTTCCAACTGGTAGTACTGTGGACATATGGTCTGAAGCAGTGGCTTATCAGGCATCATTAGAAGCTGATTTTAAACGTATATGTCTAGAAGAACAGGGACTTTATAATCTACTCTGGCATCCAGTAAAAGGATTCAGAGGAGATAAAGTTGCTAGGTTCAGAGGAATTATGGGCTTATTTGAGCAACATAAGATATTATTTAATAAATATCGCAAATTTCAGGCACTAACTGATGAGATTGTAAATTTCGGAGTTAGTTCCCACGATGATTGTGTTGATGCACTGGTCTGGTTATGTAATGGATTAATGTCCAGAGGAAAACTAGAGTTAGAGTATTGACGAATTAGACTATTAAGAGTATCTAACATGGTAGCCAATTTTTTCTATAAAGGTATTGAACTAGAGCAAGACGCTTATGGTTCTGCTATATTCAACCTTCCCGATGAAGTATGTCACGATCTAGGTCTTCAACCTGGTGAACGCTTCGACATTGAAGCTGATGACGAAAACATTATCTTTAAACGAATAGCAGCTGGTTATGAGATTGATGCATAATAAAATAATAGAAAGTGCCTAGATGAACAAAACTAACTCTACTTTTGAATCAATGCTCAAGGCAGCAATAAGTCGTGACTCGACTGGTGCTACCGATACGATGCTTATTCATGCTCATCTAGCACAGATGAAGATGTTTGGTATTCGTCAGGGTGTTGAGTTTTATCCTGAGCAGGATAACTTCGGAACACAGAGATATGATTTTATACAACAGGTAATTAAATTTAATCAACTTGATGCAAGATTGGACTCTATATGGGATCACTTTTTAGCTTTAGGAAAAGGATTATTTTATATTCGTCCTACAGAAAAAACATATAGACTTTATTGGTTTGATAAAGATTCTTACAGAACTTTTTATTCACCAGAAGGTGATTTAGAAGAAGTAATAGTTATATACCCTTATAAAGTTAAATCTAATAAAGGTTTTTCTGGATCTCAGGTTGGTTTAAATACTGATAAAAGATACATGCGTCTTCGCATTACAGCAGAGACTATTGAGGAAACACATAGTGAACAGGAGTTAAGTTTTGATAATCCTGCTGAATTTACTACATTAAATAAAAAAGAACTTATAAATACATTGAGGTTTATTCCTTGTGTAGAAGTATTCAATAATCCTGATGCTTTTGGTACAGATGGTAGTGGTGAGTTTGACTGGATAGCTAACCAGATTGTTGCTCATGATGAGATGGTTAAAAACATCAGAGCTAACCTTTCATTCTTTGGTAATCCGACTTTGTTATCTTCACGTCCTAAGCAGGATATTGTTGAGAGTGGATCGGATACTCCACCACAGAGACCAAGTATTTCTAGTCAATCTGGATTTACTTCTGATTTAAGTACACTTCAATCTACATATAAACAAGACCCAACAACAAGAAATCCGGCTGGATACATAGGCAGTCCAGGATCAGGTATGAGAGTACCTAGAGTTATTGCTAATTTAGAACCATCAGATCGTGTTGGATTCATTACTCCTAATGCGGTGAGTACAGATCAGTCTAGATATGTAGCACAGTTGAGAAATGAAATACGTTTAGCTTTAGGTGGTATTGATGATATATCAATTAGTAATGTAACTGCTACTGAAATTAAATCTCAATATGGAAGAGTAAGTGCTACTGCCAGAAAGAAATGTTTACAGATATATGAATATGGAATTTGTAAATGTCTTGAGTTAATGATTTTCCAAGAAGAACAGATATTCCGTCAGACATTAGCACAAGCTTCTGGTATTAAATATCCTGTAACACCTGTGGAAGAAACTCCTGAAGCAATGGAAAAATATGAGAAACAAAAAATTAATTATGAGAAGAAATTACAAAAAGCAATTGATGTTGCAAGAGAGACAAAAGAGATACCTAATGGTGTACATGGACTAGTTCCAGATGGTGAGAGAACAGTAGCTTGGAGATGGATGGGACCTGTGTATGAAGACACTGCACAGGATAAAGTACAGCAATCTATATTTTGTAGAAACTTACAAGAGTTGGGGGTTGATAGCATAGAAGCACTGAAGTACTTATTTCCATCAAAAACTGATGATGAAGTTGCCGGTATGTTATCGGGATTTCCATTCAGAATGGTAGGACAAGTACAAAGGGCTTATTCTCAATTCCTTGATCTAATAAATCAAGAAATGAGAACACCACATCCGCAGCAACCGGATATTCCAATGGCTGCAGATCCGAGACTTGATCTCACCCCTTTCTTATATAGAACACTCGAATCACTCCAGAAGGAAGTAACTTATGCAGGCAGATACCGCAATGCCGACCCAATCGGCACCCCAACCATCAGTGACCCCACAAGCCAGTTACGGGGCACCGGTACAAACAGCAGCACAGCAGCCAGCGGTGGCGACAACTCCACAGTGGGTAGCACCTCAACAGGCAGCGGTGGCACCAGCACCACAAGTGCAAGCCCAGATGGGTACAACGTCAGTCCCATACAGCCCTACACAGTCAAGCCCCCAAGCCAGCCCATCAGCGGAGAATCCTTACAAGGAGGCGTTCAACAGGGTAGTGGGGCTCCTGAGTTCACCAGTGCAAATCCCCTTCCTGGGTCAACAGTCTCCAGCGACACAAGAGTACGGCCAGGCGAATTACAGTTCCCCTCAAGCTCCCTCTTACAACAATCAGGGTCAGCAGACATCGCAGCCTTTGAACGGGAGCAACCAGGCATACTCCAACAACTCTTCCCAAACTTCGCAGGCAATCAGCGACCAGCAACTCCTAGCAAACGGGGTAAGTCCAGAAAGTCTTGAAGTAATTAATCACTTCGGTGCAGATGCTCCAGCAGTTTTAAATAACTATGCAGTACAAGTCGAAGATGCTTTAATCAATACAAACAATCAGTTACAGGAAGCTGTTGGATTATTAAAAGAAATGTCTGAAGAGCATAAAGCTTATGAGACAATCTTGACTGATCCAGATGTATTAGCAGATTATACATGTGAATTCTATGGTCCTAACGGTCCATATCCAGTAGAAGAAGAGCCAGCAGGACAAGTAGTAGGAAATCAAGGTATAACACAGCAACAGCAAGCAGCTGCATTACAACAGCAGCAAGCTGCAGCAGCACAGGCACAGACACAGGCAGATCCAAGATTTGCACGTCCTCAAATGCCAGTTCCTCCACAGCCACAAGCTCCAGAGAACAATGGGGATTTCTGGAATAACTTCGGAGCCTTAACTGATAAAGACCCTGCTAATGCATGGAGATACTTAAATCAGGCACAACAGTCACCTGAT